ATCATTTCCTTGATACTGCCAACTACAGTATTTTCCTACAATTGAGCGATTTGGAAGCACTACTCCTGATAAGTCAAAAGGAGCAGAAAGTTCAAAAACTACAGAGGTATTGTTCTCTGAGGATACTCTGTCAATTATATATTTATTAGAAGGGAACTCTATAGGGGGAGTCGCATCGCCTGATTCTCCATATAGGTACTTTTTCAATGTAGTTCTTTTTACTACACGGGAGCCTACTAAGTCTTCGTTACGAATATTTCCTGTAGCGTCTGAAAAAGTATTTAGTACATTTGCGACTGTAAGAGACGGACGGTTCTGTACCCCATCTGCCGCATACTCAATGCCTTCCATACTAATTGGAAAGGGTACGTAAGACTTAGCGGCATAAGGAGAAGTACGCTCCCTGAATTCTACATTCGATAGAGTAGCTTCTAACCCATTGTGAAAATACAGAGTAACACCTTTTACGGTGATTTCAAATAGTTCTACTAGTTCACTCCCAGGCTCTTGTTTTTGTACTACACTGATTAGTTCACTCATGCTTCGTATACTCTTCTAAGTACTGCTGTTGCTGTGTAGAATCCGTTATAAGTATAATTTTGAGAGTAGCTTTCGCATACTACTTTAATTGCAAGCTCTCCTGCATTATTACTATCTGGAATTGTTAAAGAAAAGGAACTAGCGCCTTTTAAAGACGCTAGATAACCTGTTATATCATCAATTTCTTCTTTTATGCGATTTGCGAAGGATATATTAAAAGTTTCCTCAATAGAGTTAATTCCATCGGCAATTCTTTGTTCATACCCATCCCCAAATTTCGCTACTAGCACTTTTGGCTGGCTTTGGCGGCTTAATCCCTTATCTGGGAGTACCGCCCTACTGCCAAAAGCTACTGAAGTTGTAAATCCTATTGCCATTATGCTGCTCCGTATGGGTTAAGAATACCGCCTGAACGTTTCTGGTTTTGTAGTTCTTGTTGAACTGCTCTAGCAATCAATGCGCCTAGATTTCCTGCCTGCGGAGAATCTTGTTGCATATTTGTATTAGCGTTTCCGTTGCCGTCGATTGCCACGTTTACAGTTACATTATTCTGTGACCCCGCTGCACCTTGCATCTGTACAGGGATAGACTTGCCGTTTGGCAGGGGAACAATTGCCTCATTATATTTACCTTCTCCTACTAGTCCAATAGTTGGTTTAGTTGCAAGTCCGCCCGAGGAATACGCAGCAGTACGGAAGCCACCCATAGCCATTCCACCATTTGCAAACGGTAAGAACTTAAATAAACTCCCAAGGCCTCCTTGAACTAAAGAACCCAGGAGTCCTCCTACACCTTTAAATATACCTGTAAAGCCTTCTAACCCTCCTACAAATAAATCTTTCATCTTTGTTAGAAAGGGTGTGTCAGGACTAAATAAACCTTTCAGGCTAGTTAAGAAAGGGGTAAATATTCCACCAACTCTTGCAGAACCTTGTGAGGATCTTTGAAGTTCTCCGGTTTCTGGATTTTCTGCTGTTACTGCTACTTCTTTCTTTTTACCAAATAAATAATCCCCTAGCCTAGATACTGGTCCTGGAGTTTTTTTATTTTCGGCACCTATTCCTGCTACCCCTGGAGACTCTAAGGAGCCACCTATAATATTAGCCACCTTATATGCAGCAGCTTCCATTGCTGCAGCAATTTGAGCCCCTGCTGCTTGACCCATTTGTATACCTTTTGACATAGGGTCTGTTTTCATTATCATATTTGTCAGCTGAGTTGCAAGGGTATCTGCCACAGAAGTTAGCATACCTCTTGCAATACTTAACATTGCTTCCTTTATGCTGCTCTCTTCACCTTTTATGATTGCTGCTATGTTAGTAGTTAGTCCGCTTTCTAGAGCTTGATTTGCAGTGTCATATAGCTGTTTAGTTAGGTCTATTTGTCTCTCTAAGCCCTCTATTTTAATTCTAGCTGATTCTACTGCTAAACGAGCGTTTTCCTGCTCTACTACTCTACTTCCCTCCAGTGTTTCCCCCGTGAGTAAGAGTATCTGATTTTGTAAAGTTTTTGTTTCATATAAAGTTTGTAATTTAGCTTCTTCAATTTTTGCCTGCTCTAAGGAAGCTTGAGTCATTCTTACTTGAGTAACCTCTGAGGTCCTTCCTATAACATCTCTTTCGGCATTAACCCTTGAGCGTTCAGTAGCTATGTTAGCCTCTCTTTCCGCTGAAGTTAATGTAGTAAGAATTTTGCTTAATTCTTTTGCTCTTTGTATATCTTTCTCTAAACCTTCAAAAAAATTCGTCCCTCCTACCTCAGCAAGTTTTGCAGTGTCAAGAAGTAAATCATCTCTTAAGTTAGTATTTTGAATTAAAAGCTCTTTTACGGTATTTAATTGTCCTTCTAAAGCTGTAATAGGATTAAATACACTTCTAATAACATCTGCTTCTGTTCGAATAAATTCATTTCTAGAAGCTATGAAACCTTGAGTTTTTAGTGCAAGCCTCTGAACTCCTTGCTCTGCTTTTTGAATATCTGCTATGAGGTCAAATACTAAACTGGGAGTAGCTCGAAGCTGCCCCAAGGTTAGATCACTTAGTTTCTTAGTCGCCTCAGTTAAAGTCACTACTGCAGGAGCTGATCTACTAATACCTTCTGGAAGATTATTAACCCCTTCTGCAATATCTGCATACTGTTTTGCAATATCTGCTAATGCTTTTACAGACTCTGGCGCTCCCTCTTGAACTGCCGCATCAACTAGTCTAGTATTCAATGCGGTTTCTTTTGCTTTGTTATTCAGGTCGTCGAGTACAGAGATAGTAGCTATTCCTCCCCCGTATGCTGCCAGATCACTGCTGATTGCGTCTGCTAAACGAGCGTTAAGAGTATCCAAGAAGGATACGCTAGCTTTTTGAGACTGCGAGATGAATTCTTCTAATTCTTTTGGTAAAATAGCGCGAAGCCTACTTCCATCTATTTGGTTAAGAGCAGAGCCTACAGTCAAGATTCTATTGCTTAAGTTAGAGAAATAGCTAATTACATCCCCGCTTCTGCTTAGAAGTCTTTCTTGAGTCTCGTTAAAAGACTTAAACTCTTCTGCTAATGAAGACGTAGCATCCCTAAAGCGCGCAGCTGCTTCTGCATTTTTTGCCTGCTCAGAAGTTAATTCTTCAGTAACGTTTCTAGCTTGAAATAAACTATACACTAATGCGCCTACAGAAGCGATAATAAAGATCCAGTTTAAGGCTGATAAAGCTACTGCAAATCCTCTAGCTGCGATTGCTGCTATATTAAAACCTCTAGCTGTAGTTGTAGCGGCAATACCTACACCAAGTAATTGTGCTCTTACCTTCTGCAGCGCTGCATCTGAAGTATAAGTAGCTTCTGCCATTTTTAGAAGTGATATTTTATAGTCTTCCCACGCTTTTTTATTCGCACGAAGTAATACTAAGTCTTTTGATAGTGCCTTAGAGACAGAACCGGCTTCAATCTGTTTAATTTGATTTAATTGACTACTGATCTGCTTACCTGTAAGAGTCTTCCCTGCCGCGACAGTTGCTGCAACACCTCCAGTTGGGACTACATTTGCAGCGGCTAAAGCCGCTGCTGCCTGTAGTTTGGCAGTTTCGGGGGTAAGAGCAGCTATTGAGGCTACTTTTGCTGCTGTTGCAGCTTCCGCCATTGTTTTGAATTTATTTGATATAGTCTCTAGACCATCTCCGAGTCTTGATATACCAGGTATCATTGCACTGGTAATAGACTTAATAAGGGGCAGAAAGACTATGCCCATAACCACCATATTTTTTGAGAACCAAAGAGCTAATGGTGCTAGATATTCTGTTAGGGCGGACTTTAGCTGCCTATTTACTCTGTCTAATTGGACAGCAAGTACTTGCCAAGGGTTTGGGTCTATCTGATCTTCCAATTGCCCATACTTGTCATTTACCTGAGTAATTGTTTCTAAGTAAACAGCTTGGGTCTTTTCTGCGGTAGTTAAGGTACGTCCTTGAATGCCCATCGTACGAATATAATTTTGAGTAGCAGTTTCAAGGCGAAGAATAATACCTAATTCATCGAGTAATTCGGGCTCTGCTTTTGTAATACCGCGTACAAGACGGTTAAAGGAATCCGTCAAGTCCCTGCCTAGAACTGCTGAAGTATCTTTTGCCGCTTTACCTAGAGCAGTAACTTGAACTACACTAAGTCCAGAGGCTACACCAATAGCTCCAGCTTGGGCAGCATCTTGATAGTTTAACTGAGCATCTGTAGCAGATACAAGAGCCTTTGTCAAGCTAATCATACCCTTACCTGTTGCCGAAGAGTATGCTATTTGACCTTGTTCAAGCTGTTTTAATTGGCCGGCACTTCTTAAATAGTTAAATGCTGCAGAAACCGCAAATACGTTTGCAGCCAGAGTAGCGTAGGCAGGCACTAACCCTCCGGAGATGTTCTGAGACATCTTAGAGAAGTTTTTTGTAGTGTTTGAAGATTGAGCACCAACACCTTTTAGCACCCTATCCGCCTTAGCAGCAGCTCCAGCGGTTTTATCTAAAGAGTCCCCTAGCTTTTTCGCGTCTACTGCGACTCTTCTAGTAGTACCTTTATCATCTACTGTTACATCTATGTATATTTTATTTGCCATTAGCCTTTCACATTATGGGTGAAATTTTTATTTCCACCGCTTTTAGCTTTGCGCTCTTCCTCTTTTCTTCGTCTTTCAGCTTGTTCTGCTCTATAATTCAGGATAATTCTTTCATACATCTTCATAAAGTATAGGCTCGTTTTTACGTCTTCTATCTCGTAGGTATCAAATATAAAACCGCAAGAACTCCAATCTTTTCCCCTGTAGGAGCCAGACATGCCATCCCATACATCTGACAATAAATTAAACATAAAAAATGCCACTTGCACCTCTACAGGAAAATCCTGCTCGGTGAGCGGCATCTTTTGGGGGTCGGGCTCTTCTCCGAGCTGTTCGCATATACGTAGATACTTTTCTACGTCTACAGAGGCATCCTGTTCTCTAACGAAACGCTCAAGTAAGCCTTGGATTTCGGTTACTTGCGCCCAGTAAAATTTTCTAAATTACTCGCAGCGTTTGTTAGCCAAGAATCAAAAGTGTCTGAGTTTTTCATCATTAACACTGCATTTTCTTGAGTATAAGGAAGCTCATCATCGGGGTCGAGTTGCGAAATATCTACCAAAAGAAACTCTTCTAGGTAACGAAATTTCAAGCCTGTCCATCCACGAATAACAGCTTTTGTGTACTCTAAAAGAAACTTATCTTCATTTAAAGTTTCTTCAGGGGAGTGATTACGCTTATTGAATTTGGTTTCTACACATTTCTTGCGTAGTTTAATCAATTCTTCTCTTGCTAGGTAGCAAACTTCTACCGAAAAGCTTTCATATCCTGGAAAGTCAATAGAAACTACTTTGCTGGGGGTCATTAAGCTTGCTAGGGAAACATCAGTCATTCTTTACTCATCCTTTTGATTTTTATAAGAAAAGCAGGGAGTAAAACTCCCTGCTATTTGATATATTATAGTTCAAAACAGGAAAACTGTCAAGAACTATTTTTTATTATCTATTAAACTGCGCCTACGTAAGTAATAGTTGCTTCGTCAGTCTCGTCAATTGTAGTTGGTAAGGCCATGAAGTTAGTAGTTAGTGCTATAACATCAGCTACTTCGTGAGTAGGAATCTCTACGTGACACGTAGGCATTGAGATTTCCATACGAGGAGTAGCACTTGATCCGCCAATCTTAAAGGTTAGGGCGAGGGAATTAGTAACTACAGTATCAATACTCTTGATATCCTCCCAGAAATCAGATGATTGATCTGAAGTAACAGTATCCTTGCTCAGATAGCAAGTAAAGTTACCTGATACAGAACGAGTGCCTGTAACGTGTCCAACAGGTAGGTTTACTTTACCTAACTCTTCTGGAGTGATATAAGTAATATTGTTAGAAACAGTAATATTTCCGCCTGTTAAAGTCAGGTTATAGGATGCTGCAAGCTCGTTTATAGTATCCCCATCAGGATCCCGAGTTGTGGGTACAACGCTCAATACAGAGAGACGATTACGAATAAAGTTATCAGTAGCAGTTATTTTTTCAGTGATAGTAGCAGTAGGTTGAGAAGCCTCTACAATATTAGAAGCAAAGCCGCTCCAGTTAATCGTTGCTAGACCATCAATATCAAAGTCAATAGAAGCTTCATTTACAACTGCTTTGGTTAGCTTATATATTTTCTTGTTGGCATTACCAAGAACAAAATAGATTTCTGCAGTGCCTAGAGTAGACTTATTGGAAGAATCAAAGTTAATCGTAGTATTAGTAGTTCCATAAACAAAACCAGTCATAGCTGCATCGCTTACACCTTCTACAGGTGCGGTATAAGTAGCGGATCCTACCATAAGTGCCCATAGCACTTCTTCTACTGCGTGATGATTTACATCGTCATCGGCCCCGCCGCCGCTTACTACGCCACTTGCGATAAATGGGCGAACGTAAGTAGAGAAGGACCACTCAGCAGGAGCAAGAGAGTCGTTAAAAGCCCTACGGCCACGACGGCTTATACCGGCAGTGCTCTCCATCTCAGATAGAGTAATTTCAGTAGCGTTTGTAGCCTGGGAAAAAGCATATCCGTCCAATACGGGCATTTCCCAGATATTAGCCCCGACAGCGATATAAACCTTTGTATCGCGGCTAAAGTATAATTGTTGTGACATTAGTTTCTCCTAATAAACTTGAAAAGACATGGACTTGAACGTTTGTTCTTGCCAGTATTTTCTAGTATTGAACCTCTATAAGCATCTCTCCGACACCATAAGGTTCAAGTACGCCTTCGTCAGTATCAATACTAACTACGGTGATTTGATGTGTATACTGTGTACTCCCTTGAGAGTCTTTGTACTCCAATCGAGCACTCGTCTCTATGGTAGTTTCTACGTCTTCTAGTAGTTTTTCTAAGGCTTCTACAGCATCTTCTTCTTTTACATAGCAACGAATAGTAATAGATAAAAATCTATCCTTATATCCTCCACCTTGATATTCTCTTCTTTCGCTTCCAGCATTTAAGTGCACTGAAGGAAACTCATCAACTTCATCCCAGAATTTAAGTCTGGGGCTAACATTATCGAATAAATTAGTTAAGTAACTTCCAGTACCATCTATTCTTTTTAATTTCTCTACAAGAGCGTCCACAATAGCTTGGCGTCTAGTAGTATAATCTCTTTCCGCCATTATACTCTCCGAGTGTAAAATCTACCGAGCGCAAACTGTAATGCTATCTCTCGAATAGAGTTAGAAATAAGGGTTCTAGGGTCCCTCTCCACGTTTCCCTGGGCGTACCCAGGTTCAAATGTTTGATAAGGGTACAGCATATAAGTATACTCAACACTAGGAAAGCCTTTGGGCGTTTGAAGTATATTTATTACTCTCGCACTCTCTGCAAATCTACCAGTACGGTAGTTCAGAGCAGGGCTTCCCATATTTTTTGCAACTACAGATGGAAGCTGTGCATTTATCTGTGCTATCAACCGCAAAGGGGAAGAGGAGACCCCCTTCTTTGCACGAGGCTTTCTTGTTCCGGCAGCTTTTCCTTTAGTTACAATCAAAGTATCTTTTTTAGGTTTTGAAGACGCAGACCCTTTTGAAGTTGTTTTTAAAGCCGCACTTTTCTTCGTATTTGTTACTTTAATTCGTTTAGTAGACTTCTTGCCTACATTATCTACGAGTACTTTTTCAATTTTATCGGTTAAAGTACTAGAACCTTTCATCGTTGGAAGGGTGCTCGCGAAGTCTTTAACAAAACTTACAAACGCCTGCTTTATATACTTCTCTCTCGCAGCATCAATTCCGATATTTTCTTTGCCCAACTGAAAAGTCACAATAGAAAAGTAGTCTGCAATTAAGTCCCCTCTTGGAGTTACTATCTGATTCGCGCGGGAAAAAAGAGTAATAATCTCTTTTTTTGCAAAGTTTTCAAGCTTTGCAGTTTTTGAGTACTCTTCAAACTTATTCAGCAAAAAGGATCTTGCTTCTTCGTCTACCACAGCTGCAATTGCTCCAGCAATTTCAACCTGAGAAACTGCAGAACCCCGTACTCCGTGCCCTTTATGAATATTTTGAGCTATAGCTGATCTTTGGTCTTCTTTTAGTAATTTATTGCTAATGAAATAATCTAAAAGTACTTTCTTAACGCTATCTATAGAGCTGCGAAAAGTACTTACAATATATGCATTTTTAAGGGAAGAAGCTGGGAGAACTTTTGGTAGTTTGTTACGAACAATACTATATCGAGTAGGATTCTTGCGCTGAAAATTCTTTTGGAGGCGTTCGGCTTCTGCTCTTGCAACAGCGATAGCTCTATCATAGTGATATTGGCTAATTTTTACTCTACCGGAAAAGGTTTCTTCTATTGCTTTCTTTACTTCTTTTGGTCCTGGAATAATCAGTAATTGCCCTGATTGCGCTTCTATGC